GTATTGCTCATGAGCGTATCGAAGTTTTCATGCCCGACAACACGGTTAAGCTACCTTCGTTTGTTGTTCCTGACGGGCTAACTGCGGAGCAGGCTCTTCGTAAGCTTACGTTTGAAGGTCTGCGGGCACGCAATCTACATACAAACAAAGAATATACCGATCAAGCAGAGTATGAACTATCTGTTATTGCAGATCGTGGGTTTGACGAGTATTTCCTTACGATGGATGCAATTACTGAAATTGCTGAGAACATGATGCTTACTGGTCCTGCCCGTGGCTCTGCTGCCGGCTCTCTTGTTGCTTATGCGCTTGGTATCACTCAGATTGATCCTCTCAAGTATGGTCTGCTGTTTTCTCGCTTTTTGCGCTCCGATGCAACTGACTATCCAGATATTGATTATGATGTATCTGACAGCATGGCTCTTAAAGAGAGGCTGGTTGAGCTTTGGGGCGATTCTGTCGTTGCTCCAATCTCTAACTGGAATACGCTACAGCTAAAGTCTCTAATCAAAGACATTTCTAAGCTTTATGACATTCCTTTCACTGAAGTTAATGTTGTTACGTCTATTATGATTCGCGAAGCTACGCCTCTCGCGAAGAAGCGTCATGGCATTAAAGCAGGCGTCTATACTCCTACTTTCGAAGAGGTCATGGAGTTCTCGGATTCACTTCAGAAATATCTAAATAAATACCCCCACGTAAAGACTCACGTTGAATCTTTGGTTGGTCAGGTGCGCTCTTGTTCTCGTCATGCTGGCGGTGTTGTGATTGCAGAAGACCTTGACCGCAACATGCCTCTAATCAACTCTGGCGGTGTCCGTCAGACTCCGTGGTCTGAAGGTCAGAACGTTCGACATCTTGAGCCTATGGGATTCATTAAGTTTGATTTGCTTGGATTGGCTACTCTCAAGATGATTGAAGGCTGCATTGAGCATATTCTTCGCCGCCACAACGGCATTGCAAACCCGACCTTCACGGACATTAAGAGCTATTATGATCAAGTTTTGCATCCTGACGTTCTAAATCTAAACGATCAAGATGTTTACAAAAACATTTTCCATAAGGGTCGTTGGGCTGGTATTTTCCAAATGACCGAAACTGGCGCGCAGGATCTATGTCAGCGTATCAAGCCACGTAGTATTATCGATATCTCAGCTAGCACTTCTATTTATCGTCCTGGTCCTCTATCTGCGAACGTTGACGAGGATTACATTGAAGCAAAAGCTCATCCCCATCGAGTTAAGTATCTAAATGAAGATCACCGCGCTATTACTGAAGAAACTTATGGCTTTCTAATTTTTCAGGAGCAGATTGCCCTACTTGCTCATAAGCTTGGCGGGTTAACTCTCGATGAAGGCAACCTTCTTCGCAAGGTGCTGACCAAGAAAGGTACTGGCAAGGGAGGTGTTACTGACCAGCTACGAACAAAGTTTATTAACGGCTGTGTTTCTAATAATATTTCTGCTGATGCCGCCTCGAATCTTTGGGATAAGTTTGAGTATTTCTCTGGCTATGGATTCAATAAATCTCATGCTGTTGCTTATTCTGTGATTTCTTATCAGTGCGCTTGGCTTTGGCACTATTATCCTGCTGAGTGGATGGCTGCGTTCTTGGATAAAGAGCCTGAGACTCGTAAGGAAAAAGCAATCAACATTGCAAAGCGCTACGGATTCAAGATCGCCCAGACTGATATTAATACTTCTGGAAACGTTTGGGAGATCTCGGAAGACGGTAAGACTCTTATTCAGCCCCTTACCGCAATCAAGGGTCTTGGGACTTCTGCTCTTGAACAGATTATGAATAATCGTCCATTTACGGACGCCCATGATTTGCTCTTCAGAAAAGACGTTGTGTATTCCAAACTAAATAAAAAAGCTCTTGATGCTCTTTGTCGGGCTGGCGCTTTGGACGCTCTTGTTGACCAACAGTTCACTGGACGGAAGCACTTCTGGTCAGCTTGTATTGTAGACCGTCCAAAGAACCCAAAGCGTCTGCGAGATAATATTGAGTCTTACGCGCCAGAAGGTGATTTTACTCAAGATGAAATCATTCAGTTTAAAACGGATCTAACTGGAGTTTTTCCATTGAATCTTGTTATTGACAATGATACAATTGAACAGCTTAGCCAGCGCGGCATTCCTGCAATCTCTGAGTTTGATGATGAGTTGGCTCTTTGTTGGTTTATTCCTCGTAATGTTACAGAGCGTAAAACAAAGAACGGAAAGACTTATTGGATTCTTGATGTTATTGATTCAAATAATGAGCAGACTGCAATTCGGTGTTGGGGCATTGATCCCAAACGAGATCAAATCATGCTAAATAAAGCATACGTTGCTCGCTTGAACTACGACCCCAAATGGGGCTTCTCGACGCGAGCGCTTGGTAGAACTTTTAGAATGCTGTAAAATAAGGAGTTTAAATGATTACAGATATTGTTGTAGGTCTTCAACATGGAGATGAATTTTAAACAATCTTATAGAATTTAAGAGAAAACTTGATTTTTTGGCTTTGCAAAGGGCGACGAGGCTTTTTTCTTGCTATTTATTATAATAGGAGATGGAAATGCTAAAGTGTGAAATTTGTGATTATGAGTGTAGCAAGTTCTACCTCTCTACTCATGTAAAAAAAAGACACTCCCTTTCATATAAGGAATATTATGACTTCTATGTGAAAGAGGAAGAAGAAGGTAATTGCCTACATTGTAAAAAAGAGACAAGATATAACAATGGAATAGGAGAGAGGGGTTGGAAATACTCTCTCTATTGTAGCAACAGATGTCGCCATTTGCATTTACACGGAGTCGAGAATCAGTTTCAACTTGATAGTGTCAAAGCAAAAGCAAAAAAAACAATTAAAAAAAAATATGGAGTAGATAATGTTTCGCAAGCAGAGAGCATAAAAGAAAAAAAAGAAGAAACTTTACTTAAAAATTATGGCGTAACTAATCCGTCTTATTCAAAACAAATTCGCGATAAAGCCAATAAGACAAACCTAAGAAGATATGGAAGCCTCAACGTCATGCACTCACAAGAGGTGGCGCAAAGGGCTTCTTTGAATGGTGGAGGGCGTGCCAGAACTTACTGGTATAAAACCGCACATGGTAACCAGATCAAAATTCAAGGAACATATGAAAAAAAATTTGTTGCATTCTGTGAAGAGCAGGGTTATATTATAGAAGACGGACCAAGAATAGATTACTTATTTCAAAACAAGAGCAAGAAATATTATTCTGATTTTCTGGTAACACGCCAAGATGGGGTGAAAATAATAGTTGAAATAAAAAGCACTTATTGGTACAATAAGTATAAAGAACAAACAAAAGCCAAAAATCAATACGCAGAAGATTATGCGGCAGACAACGGAATGAAGTTTTGCTTCATTATCAACGACAATAAGAAAAAAACTTTGGACCTCACCACATTTAATATCATAAAGGAGATAAAGTGAGAATACAAAATAAAAATAGTTCAATTCCAAATGACAATACCGAAATTGCACGTAAACAAATCGTGGATGTAGTAATAGGGCTACAAAGGGGGGATGAAAGGCAAAGGTAAAGTAGCGCATCATCTACTTAAAAGTGGAGAATATACTCATTGTATTCGCTTTAATGGTGGTCAGAATGCGGGACATACGATTTACCATAAAAATAAAAAATTTGTCACCCATATTATTCCTCAAGGAGTTTTTTTTGGTGTTCGGTCGATTATTGGTCCTGGGTGCGTATTCAATGTTGAAAAGTTGTTAAAAGAGATTTATGAGCTAACAGAAGCTGGAATCGATCTTGGAAGAAACCTAAAGATCGCTCACAACGCTCACATTATTCTAGAGCACCATATTCTTGAGGACTCCAAAGATGTCGATGTCGGTACAACTAAAACCGGCAACGGTCCAGCGTATCGCGATAAGTATTATAGGCAAGGTGTAAGAGCAGAGCAAATTCCATTTCTTCAGCCTTTTCTAGTTGACATCTACGAAGAACTTTATAATAAAGATTCTGTGATTTTGATGGAAGGTGCTCAGGGTTGGATGCTAGATCCAGATTGGGGAGATTATCCTTATGTCACTTCTTCTCATACTGGTGTCGCTTCTGCTTTGCTAAACGGAGTAGAGCCTCGCTCTATCCGAGATGTTTGGGGTGTAGGCAAGATCTACGAGACTTATGTTGGCAAAAAAGATTTTCAGCCCCCTGGTAACGTGTTTAATAAAATTCAAAAGGCTGGAAGCGAGTTTGGTGCGACCACAGGGCGTGTTCGTCAGTGTAACTGGCTTGACTTTAACAATCTACGTCAGGCAATCCATATGAACTCCGTTAACAAGCTTGTGCTAAACAAAGTAGATATTTTGCGTGAAGTTGGAGAATGGCAAATTAAAAACCCTGATGTTACTTTTAACAGTGAAGAGGAAATGCGCTCTTTTATCAGTCAAAACCTATCCAAAGATGTAGAGAACATTTTCTTTTCAGAATCACCAAAAACCATTTGACAGATCGACTGCATCTTGTTAAATTATAATAGCCAAAAGGAGGAAATCATGGCTAACAGCGAAGAGAAGAAGCGTCTTGTGCAGGAGTACATTCGATCCCTGCGTGCTATTGAAGAAGCTATGGAGCCGTATAAGGAGCAGAAGCGAGAGCTTCGTGCAGAGTATCGAGAGCAGGGCTGGCTTGACACCGATGAGATTCGGTCTGCTGTAAAAGCTTACCGTCTATTCAAAGGCAAGTTCGACATTGATGCTGTTTATAACAACTTTCAGCTGCTGTTCGGACATCTTGACAATGAGGATGATGAATGATTATCGAGTTTTATCGCACCAGACCAGATGCGATTAGTCCAGTTCGGGCTAATCCATCGGATGCTGGTCTAGATATTTTTTACTGTCCCGATCCTTATACATCTGGCGTCACTCTACAGCCTGGAGAATCTGGAGTTTTTGCAACAGGTCTAAAGTTTGGCGTGCCTCATGGTTATATGCTTGAGGTTAAGAATCGTTCTGGAAACGCTGCCAAGCGCTCGCTTTTGGTTGGCGCGTGCGTAGTTGATTCAGGTTATGATGGAGAAGTGTTTGTTAACTTACACAACGTTGGCAATTCCCCTCAGTACATTCACGCTGGAATGAAAATTGCACAGGTTGTATTGATTCCTGTTGTGACTTTTAGACCAGTGGAACAAAGTGAAGATGTGCTTTATAAACATCCAATGTCAATTTCTAAACGAGGCGATGGAGCCTTTGGGAGTACAGGTGGATAAAAATACAACAGATGTGATGTTTAGCTCAAAATCTAATGATTGGGCTACTCCACAGCACTTTTTTGATTACTTGGAAGATAAGTTTGGTCCATTCACTCTTGATCCTTGTTCGAACGAATCAAACTATAAAGTGCGAAATCACTATACAGAAAAAGATGATGGCTTAAACAAAGATTGGAGCGGTAATAAAGTTTTTATGAACCCTCCATATGGCAGAGCGATTAAAGATTGGATTAAGAAAGCTTATGAAGAAGGGCAGAAAAATGATACAACAGTTGTTGCTCTTATCCCAGCAAGAACCGACACACGATACTGGCATGACTATGTAATGAAATCTGATGCTATTTATTTTATCCGTGGTCGGCTTAAATTTGGAAATGGCGAGAACTCTGCTCCTTTTCCTTCTGCTGTTGTTGTTTTTCGCAGTACAAATCATAACTTTCCAAAGATTGGCGTCATGGAAGCACGATGAACAGAAAACAACGCAGAGAAGCAGAAAAGCTCCGCAAAAAGAATGATCCAAATCAGATCATGGCAGATCAAATTCATCTTTTTGGAAAACTACCAGATCATTGTTTATCTTGCCAAAAAACATTTGACAAGAGCAATAAAGAAATGGTAATGTCATGGAGTGTTGTGGTGAAAAGCGATAATGTTTCGCTTTTCTGCCCTGACTGCATTAACAAAACAAAAGAGGTTTTAAATGGTAGAGCGATTGAGTAAGAGTGCTTTACAGAAAATGATGAGTGGCAAAGTAAAAGAGCCTGCAACGATTGTTGTTAAGTTCTATAGCAATAGCTGTCATTATTGTCATGCGCTAAAACAAGATTATGAATATGTATCAGAAGAATTTCCTGATGTTCTTTTCTTTGCGTTTAATATTGAAGATTACCAAGACGCATCCAAAATTCTAAATTTTGAAGGTGTGCCCACAATCTGTAAGATGGAAGTCGGAGGTACACGCCCAAGAATCAAAGTGATTCCAGAGCCCGAAAATCCACACAAAACAACTTGGTATACCAGAGATGATATTAGAATCTTTGTTGGAGGTGAGCAATGAGAGAAGCACTGGCATTTGACGACGTACTACTGGTTCCTGGCAGATCTGATATTGATTCAAGATCAGAAGTTGATATTTCATCAGATCTTGATCTTGGCGTAAGTTTAAACGTGCCTATTTTCTCCGCACCTATGGATACAATTACCGAAGGTGCGATGGGTGCCGCATTGTCAGATTTTGGCGGCTGTGGCATTATTCACCGTTATAATTCTATCGAAGAGCAAGTAAGACAAGTAAATATTGCTTGCCAACTTTCCAAAGTGCATAGCTCTTACATTAAAAGAAATATTGGAGTTGCCGTAGGAGTATCTGGAGATTTTCTAGAGCGCTCAAAAGAAAGCGTTCGTGCTGGTGCTAATCTTATTTGTATTGATGTAGCTCACGGTCACCATACAAAAGTTAGAACAGCGCTTCGACAAATTAGGTTGCATGTTGGAGACTCAGTTCACATTATGGCTGGAAACGTTGCCACGTTAGAGGCATTTGATGATTTGTCTGATTGGGGAGCAGATTCTATTCGAGTTGGAATCGGTGGGGGCTCAATTTGTTCTACCAGAATTCAAACTGGTCATGGTGTCCCAACTTTTCAATCTATTTTAGACTGCTCGCACTCACAGCGTCCAGCAAAACTAATTGCTGACGGTGGCATTAAAACAAGCGGAGATATTGTAAAAGCTTTAGCTGCTGGTGCTGATGCTGTTATGTGCGGATCTCTTCTATCTGGAACAAGAGAAACCCCAGGTCGCACTATCCACGACACAGACGGTCGTTGGAAAGAATATAGAGGTATGGCTTCTAAAGAAGCTCAACGCGACTGGAAAGGAAGCTACAACTCATTAGAAGGTATTTCTACTCGTGTTCCTTTCCGTGGCGCGGTAATAGACATTCTAGAAGATCTACGTAGAGGAATCACTAGTGGCTTTAGCTATTCTGGTGCTAGAGACTTGGCACAGCTTCAATCGCGTGCTAAATTTATTCGTCAGACAAGCGCTGGAGCTTCTGAAAGTAGAACCCACATTCTTAATAGGAGGTGGTAAAATGTCGTCAGAGATAGATTATGGTAAACTTACGCGAAGAATCGTATTTACAGAAAATGATCATAGACATGCTCAGTTGGTTTTAAAACTAAAGAACATGAAGATTAGACAATCTGATTTTTTTAGACACATTATTACAGGTCTGATAGAAGATGAAGAGCGCATACTGAGCTATGTAGAAGAGATATCAAAAGTTGCAAAAACAAGAAAAGCAGATAAAGCAAAACTACGGCAAAAAGGACAACAAAAACTATCAGACTTTGCATTATCAGAAGAAGATATTGATGATATCTTTGACATGCTAGAAGGGGAGTACCCTGACTTATGAGAAAATCACATCTTCCATCGTGTGCAAAGCTTTGTTTGGATAATGACTCTTCTTGTGAATTAAATGGGTGTCGTTATTGGATTAATTATAAAAAAGAGCAAAATTGTTCTTTAGTGTCTATTTATCTTAACGGAAGTATGACTTTGCGCGAAATTGCAGAAAGATTAGGTATTTCATTCGCAAGAGTTAAGCAAATAGAGTCTCAAGCAATAGATAAAATAAAAAAGTTTATTTAAAAAAACATTTATGAAATTTGAGAACTATTTAATGTTGAGTTCATGTTTTAAGGAGAAATATAATGGCTCGTAAAAAATTACTAACAGAATCTGAAATTCGTAGATTTATGAAGCTTGCCAATGTTGCGCCAGTTGGCAACAAAAGACTAAGAGAAATG